GCTTTCAACTCGGCTGTTATCTTTTTCAGCGTTTCCATTAGTTCGGAGTGGGTCATTGTTGTTACGTCTATCATGGTAATTTAATTAGTTCTACCTCGGTGCTATCCACTTGGTTAACCTTGTACTGGTTAACGAAGCTCAAATAGAAATAGCAGTTGTATAGGTCTATCCACTTCGGTTTACTAAAATCAATCTGGTTAATATCCACGGCTGATAATCTCATTAGCATCTTAACCATTTGGGGCGTGAGGATGAAAGAAACAATAGTACTTCCATACGCATCTATTAAGTTTTTAAATTCAATATCTGTAAACGTTAATCTACTCCTTTGTGTAACCGTTGTGCCTCCTATTAACTGCAACAAACCAACATCTCCACCGTTAATCACATCATGTATAGCTACTCTTGGTTTTGGGTCTTTCGTTTTCCTTGGAGATTTGACAACTATAAACTCTCCGCTTGTTGCAACACCACCAGTAAATGAGCCTTGAATATCAAACACCGTTTGAGATGTTATTTCTCTGACAATCAATCCTTTTTTACCGTTAACAGAATCTCCATCGTAAAGAAGTGAACCGTTCAAATTAACAAATACTATCTCATCACCTTCACTAATCCTATCTGTACTCAACACGGTAACCTCCGCGCCATTACTTACTGCCGTGGTTTCCATCTTAAATGTTTCACCATCAAAGTAATGGATAAACATTGTTGAAGGATAATCAATCAATGGTTTAGACGCTGAGAAAGCTGATGAATAAACCGTTTTAATACCTTTTGGCGCAACGTCTCTAATTACATTATGCTGACCATATTCGGGATCTAACTTTATTGATTTATCTGATTTGTTATTGCCGTATTTGAATATGTTATTTTTTAGGTAGTTCCCATATTTAGGCTCAATTGTAGGTTCTTCTGTAAGGTCTATTTTGCTACTCCAGTCATCTGTTCCGTTTGCTTGTAAGTCATCAAATAGTTCAAAAGACACGGTGTTTAATTCCTTGTTGGTTACGATTAATAACGAGAACGCATTAACTATGTATTTAATAAAGTCCGTTTGTTTCATGTCGGGCAAATTAGCCGCCATTTCAAACTCATTCGCATAGTTGTAAGTATTGTTCGGGTCGTTGTACATAACTCCCGAAACAAATTCAACGGTCGGCGCGTTCGGGTGGCTGGATGCGCTTCCACTAGTGTAAGGTGCGGAGGTTATGCCGTTAAGGATTACCCTTACCATGTTTCTACCACCTAAATTTGGCAGGTCATCTTGAAATAATTCAAGGCTTATGTCAAACGTTCCATCGCTATTAGCTTCTGTTTCGTGAGTGTAAACCGAATTACTCCATTGACTGTAAATATTACCAGTTAAGGCAATGGACAACCTACATCCAGCAGTCCACCCCGTAACCACTATCCTGCAATCAAACCTTAATGATTGGTCGAATACAATAGATGGTTGATAATAGGATAATTCAGTAGGAAAAATAACCAATTGCTCACCTGCCCAATTACCAGTAGTAAAGTCTCCTGAGTTGTCAAAGTAACCGCCCGTTGAATCGTTATCAAACCCTGCAACATATCGAAAGTACTCAGCTGATGAGTTTGCTGGAGGCGCGTCTAAACCTGTGTATATTAATATCGCTGGTTTTAGATTTGCTCTAAACCGTTGTCCATCCCTAAACGCATCGCTTGCTCTTGGATATTCCCTGCTAAATGGAACGACCATTTTTCTAAATAACGGATTAGATGTAATATCCCCCAATAAAGTATATCCTGCACCCGTTACGATTTTACTTAGTATTTCGTAAGCGTACACCGCTGGAAATAAAAACCAATACGGTATGGGGTTTTCAATAGTGTTCAAATAGTTGTAGTCAACGTCAGGGTAAACGTAACTATCTGTGTAGTCGTTAAATCGGTTAGCTTCAACGTTCGCTAGTGTTATCTGATGGTTATGTTCTGAAAGGTCTAAGTCTTCTAATTCTAAATCCCGAATGTCATCAATGAAAGTAGCATTACCCCCCTTAACCACTACGCTCAAATCATCCTGCAAAGATTGAAGTTGTGCGAATCCAAAGACCTGATAGATTCCATCTGTGATTATAACGCACTCCAGACGTTCCCATCGTGTCGTATCGATTGAATTTAGTTCCGTTGGTATTCCAAATATGCCAAGGTTATTCGCTGTCAACGGTAGCTTAAACGTGTTGGAATAAAACCCCTGCCGACTCTCAATATCCGTCAAACGGTTAACCCCGTAAGACATAGCGATAACTTCCTTTCGCTCAAGGTCGCAAAGTTTACCATTGATCCATAGTTCCGTTGCCATTATTGAGTTTGGATTACGTCCTCAACTGCATAGATAAACTCAAATTCATATTCGGCAAATGAATCTCCACTTCTTACCCTCCTAAATGATTGAGGGTCTATCATTATCGGAACAAAGCCTGAGTTATCCCACAAGTACGCTTGTATGGCTTTGAACGCATCAGCGATAAAGTCAGCCGACATTGGATGAACTTTACCCGTTGTAACTATTAGCCCTTGATGTACGCCCTCACGCCTTGAGAATCTCTTTTCGCCTATGCTATTGATAAAGGTTGAATCGTCACCTTTACCCTGTTCTCCCTGTGTTTTGCCGTTGAATATAAAGTTAGCCCAACCTCCTGACGGTTTAAGCCATGTGATGTTTACGTTTTGGCAATGCGGCAATGCTAATGGTTGCTCAACTATCTCAGCTACATTAATAGTAATTGTTCCCGTTTGGGTTGACGAATCTGAAAATTTTATTTGAGTAACTCCAAAAGTGAATACTCCCGTTGTGTCTTCAGGAATATCAATATTGAATTGCGGGAAATTGAATGCGCCATATGGAAAAGGTAAAGCATCAGCCGTTACCCATGCCGGAACAGTACCCGTGAATGCGTAGAAATATTCGTTAACGCTTGGCTCAAATTCATCGGCAAACGTTGCCATTTCGTACAGATAGTATGTTCTATTAAGTAGTATCATTGAACTATAAATGTTGAACCGATTTGCCAAAATCCTATCCCGCCCACGTTACCCGTTCCGTTGGTTGCTACAATGTTAACGATATGTTCCCCGAACTCGGTTGTCTCGTTCCATATCATTGAGTAGATAGTTTTACCGTTCTTAAAATGAATAGGTTCACGTGCGTTTAGAATCTTACCGTTTGCATTATAGGCGGCTAAGTCCGCCTGTTGGAACACTCCGTTTAGTGCAAACAAAGGTGTTCGCCAAATTCCAGTATATCGCATTTTGAATGGTACACTCATTTGGAAGTCACGCCCAACCCTAGGCGACTTGACCTCCTTTAACACACCCTTGATGTATCCGCTTACATCCATTCGACATAGTCCATCTATGCCTCTAATGGCTGTGATGTCTGCAATCTTAGCGTAAGGGTAGTCAGCGTAGCCGGGATGGTCTGAATCATATCCAGCGTACAACTCAACGGGAACTCTCGTTGAGATAACCACTCCCGAAGTATCTGAGATGTATGGCGTATCAATTGTGATTGTGACTGATGTAATAGCAAGGACTTTATGAGTGCCAGCATAGACACCTGACTCTATAATTACAGAAGAACCGATTATAAAATTAGCCACATCTAGTGAAGGAATTATAGTTAATCTTGCTTTTCCACCCGAAGCCGTTACAAGAGAAAACAAGTAGTTAGGTGTAATGGTGTATATAATAGGGCGGTGTGCGCTATTCCATAATGCTGGTTGTGCTAGGCTCATTTGGTAGGTATATTAATCCAATGACTAGGTCTTATTATGCAGTCCTCAGGGAATGAATCATGCTCATTATAAAAGTCTCCATCTTTATCTACCTGCCCAAAAACAACCCAATTATCAACGATGTTAATCAACACAACTAACTCATCTACTTTTGGAAAACTATCATGTATGGCTATAAATCCCATTATTCCATTTTTATATCAAATGCTTCGACAATATTGTCTGTTATATCTTCAACCGCCTTGGATGCGATTAACTCAACGAATCTATCAAACTTACCCTGCGCTAGTGCGTCCTCCAATAGCCCAGAGTTTGTGCCCTTGTGAGTTCGCCATACCATGTTTCCTTTCTTGCTGATAGACCTAACTATCAAGTAAGCTAGTGTATTCGTTGGTATGTTAGCTGATACGGGCTTCTCTTTAATCCAACTAGAAATACCTTCTTGAGTTGCTGTTGATTGCCCAGGTGCGATACCGTCAATCAATCCTTCAATGTAACCGTTCGCTAGTATCTTGAACCCTCCATCCGTGTAGATTATCTCAACCGAATCATGCAACCGTCCCGAACTATTAACCGCCCCGAACTTTGTGATGCGCTTGGTCTTTATAGCCGTTTGAATGTCCGCTTTCGTTTGTTCAGCGAATGTTCGCAATAGTATTTGCTCGTTAGGACTTAGCATATCTGATACGTTATCCCGAATCCTTGCTTACTCCAAAGCTGGAAGTACATCATTGACTTAAAGCCAATATCAACAACTCCAAAAGAAAACTTGTTTTTTGAAAACCGAAGTCCTACTACATCAAAATCGCTCAACATCCTACTTGGCTTTTAATCGTAATACTCAAACTGTAACCGCTAACCCCTTCTAGTATCTGATACTGTGGTTCTGAGCGTATTGCTGTAAACTCAACGTCATGCTCGTAATCAGTAACTATTTGCTCAATGAAATCGTCACATAAAGCATCCATTGCAGCAATGATAACTTCACGCTTGGCTAGGTCTTGGTCGCCTGCATCAATCTCAACGAATGAGAATAGTAGCTGGCTCGTTCGTTTGAATGTGTCGCTTGGGTCTCTATCCTGAGTAAATGGGTATACGTGTATTCTAGGGTATGGCGCACCGCTAGCATTAGCCGCATCGCTGTTCCTACCGTGTATAAACGTGCCTGTTGGATTGACAGCGTTAGCCGTGTCCCTAACCATATCAAGCACTTGTTGGAACGTCATGTTATAGGTTGGTTAGTCTTCGAGTTAAGGTACTGCAATTCATTTGAGTACTCCCTTTCAGTCTTTTCAAGTAGTAAGGTTGTGTAGATGTCGATGGCTTCTTTATCCAATATCGGCTGGTATTTAAGCACGTCACCTTTCGCAAGCGCGTGAAGCGTGGCGAACCACCCGAACGCCTGAATCTTTTCGATACCTGCTGCAATCTCATTGTAATCGGCTTCATCGTTGTACATTCCCGACCATCGCTTTTGCCAATTAGCGAACTCCAAAAAAAAAACGACCAATAACCTAAGGCTTCAGGGACTCGCATTCCCTTTAAATCAACGTCTGCATAGGTTTTGATTATCATTTGAGCCGCTGCAATCTGTGGCTTTTCCAATTCATCCACACGCTTAAACTCAGACTCACAATCAATCAATTGCTGCCATGTGCCTTGGGCTATGCTTAGTTCTTTGATGTGTTCAGGTACTTCAATATACTGTGGCTCTGATTCCCAAAAAAACGCGCAAGCATGAACCACGAACCATTGGCTATGGTCGGACATCAACTCGAAGTCTTCCGCATCAATACCCGTTAGGATAGAGTAGACTGGCGTGTAGTCGTCAAAACATAGGGCGTTGGCACATAGTGCTTCAACGTAGTCACACCATTGCACATCCTCAAAGCCCTGAGGGATTTTCTTGTCCTCAACTCCTTGCTCCGATATTACTTTTATAGTGACCATTCAATTTGTTCAAAGATAATGATTTGGATTGTATTAACCGAAGAAGCCTTTTCGGGTTGGTTCATTTCTTAGCTTATAGTTTTCAGAGTATAAATCTGAGTTTCTTTCTAAAAGTTCTTCGTTGGCTTTAACCACCATCTCAACACCATCTGAGCTATGATAGAATGAAATCTCTTTAAAGGTAGTGTAGTCTGTAATGGTAGTGAATACCCTAACCGTATTACCTGCCTCCATAGCCTTTTTAAAATCCCTCAACTCATCGTATTCTTTGAGGCTTATCGTTACTGTGTTTTCTTGTTTCATTGTCTTATTTTTTTTAGTTATAAAGTTAGTGCAGTGTGTCATCGTCTTAGTTTAGTTGTGGTTGTAAATAATTCCTCATAACCCCTAAATGCAAGCCAAAATGCGTTGGTTGCTAGCGACCCCTGTAAAAATAAATCAATGTCCATGCCGTGCATGGCGTATTTTGAAATGGCTAATGCAATCCCTCCTACTATGTATTTCATCGTTTTAGTTTATAGTTAGTTCCTCACCTGTCAAAGCGTGGTAAAGGTTTTGTAAATGATGAACCGAATAGCACTCAGTGTAATAATTACCAGCCACAAAGTGGATAGTGCCGCTTGTAAGTCCAAATGAAACGGCTATGTCTTTGTCTTTTCTGTTTTTCCAATCGAGCATATCCAACCATTCTTTTGTGAGTGGGATTGGGTTAATGCTACCCTCGTTTGAGTGCCATTCTGAAGTATAATCAACACCTTTCCCGTGTTCGTAGTAGGCGGTGTCAATCACTCCTTCGTCATCAATACCTATAACTACGCTTATCGGAAAACATGAAGATATAAAATTCCCTATTCTCAATTCGCTTGCTTTCATCGTCTTATTTTTTGACGAATATACAACTATTAACCGAATGAACGAACGCGCATTTTGCCACGCTTGTTTAGTTTCAGCTCCATCTCGAGATACCTAGCCGAGTCCAAAAAATGATTCCAGTTGTCAATCGGCTTGTTGAGTGATTTGCCTGTCTTGTCCGTATCCCAGGAGTACGCACGAAGTTCCTTGATAGCGTTCACGCTCCGAGCCGTGACCTGAAAGTGGTTCTCCTGCATGATGCTGATGCCGTACTTGATTGAATCTGCTCCTTTAGTTACGGGCTTAATCGAGAAACCTAGGTTGTTGATTTCCTGTATTGATTTCGGTTCAGCACTATCTGCGTAGATAGCATCTCGTTTCGTTAGTCCGTATTCAGCTAACTTTTTTGCAATGTCAGAATTGAGCAGACCCGTTTCGTAAATAGCTTCATCCCAAATGCGAACGCCATTGTATTCGTATGCAACCGCACAAGATGTTGGGTCGTTGGTGTAACCGAAGTCTATCCCTGCACCTATCAACTTGGCATCCTTTGGCAGTTCATCAATGATAGACCAATCTGAAAAGATAACCCCCTCCAAAGAACCGACCTCACCGAATAGATAGACCTTGCACCAATTAGCCCAATAAGATGAAATGATATTATCCTCCGTGAACAGTTCGTTTTGAGGCAATGTAACGTCTTTAAACGCTTTGCCTTTAGCTTTCTCAAGTTCCTTTATTATCGTGTCTTCTAGTGCCTCGTTATCCTTATACGTTAACACTACATAATCAGTATCGCTTTGGCTAATCAGCTCCGTGTGCGCCCAAAATGACTGCGTTGGATTGTAATCTATGTAGATAAATTTACGCGTACGCACCGCCATTTGATGGAACGATTCCCAGTTGATGTTGTTGGCTTCATTCACAAATAGAACGTCACGCCTTGCACCTCGCAGCTTGTCGGGCTGGTCTGCTGAAAAGAACTCGATGAAAGAACCGTTGCTGAATTTGTAGGTTAGGCTTGAGCGATTCCATTGTGTGCCAATGTCGTTGCCGATGCTGGCCATTATCTTGAGAAAGTCACGGATAGCACCCCTGCGAAGGTGTGGTATTGATTCCGATACTACTGATATTTCTGCCTTCGGAGTTTGAACCGCGTAAGCAATAAGCAGCGGCAGGATTGAGAATGTTTTGGAGCTGGATGTGCCGCCTTGAACAACACGGTAGCGCGATTTTAAAGCGGCTATCTTATCCTGTGCCGTTGTCTTTTGGAACATCTAGGTCAATTGGTTTAAACGGTGAAGCCTCACGAACGGTTGCATCAATCACTTGTTTCGCTTTGCCGTATGCCCTATCTAGTAGAACCTCCGCAGCTCTAACGTCTCCCTTTGTAGCCTTAGCGCGCAACGCCATTAGTATTGCCTTAGCGGCTTCAATACCGTCTTTCTCTTCGCCTAGTACATCAGCGAGTAGCTTGTCGATTTCGGGTAGCTTCTTGGGTCTGCCTTTCTCGTTTCCGCTTTCGCCTTTCTTGAATTGGGTCTCTTTGTTTGGAAATGCCATGCTACCTGTTATTCACCTGTTAAAGATTTAGTCTTATTGTGAACTCGTTTGCTTTTCTTTTTGCTGATGCAATCATTCCTGGGTACATTTTGATGAGTCTTTTTATGGCATCCCTTTCCATATCAACGGTTCTGTAATCCTTGCACCCTCCATCCTTTCCCCAATGGTCATTTTCCCAATGCAAATATCTTATTGCTAAAATACCTCCCTTGTCTCGTATGTGCCTCAAACATATCTCGTAGTCCTCTTTTACTTTAAAGTCCTCATCAAACAAGTATTCGCCATCGTTAATCATTCCCATGCACGATGCTGTAACATACCCTTTTAGCAATATAGGCTTATATGGATGCGTACCGTTCGGGGCGGATTCAGTTCTTATTCCCCAAATCTTATACCCTAATTGTCCATTTAAGTCAAAATACTTTACAAACTCTTCGTGCCAAAACCCCTCGTTTCTTACTTCAATCTTCTTTGTATTTCTAGCCTCTAATTTATTGTACCCCGTAAATTTAGCATCGTCATCTAAGAACACAACCCAAATTTCATCCGTGTTTTTTAGAATCCAGTTCCTTGTGGCTGTTATTCCCTGAACTTCTTTTGGTACACAAACAATGTTTTTAACTATCCCCTTGTATTGGTGGTACTCGCTTTCTGGAATAAAGAACGTGCAGTTTGGTAGTATCTTATCCGTTGTTGTAAGACCTGCCCTGCCTTTACTTGGTACTGCTATTAACATTTAGTCTTTCTTTTAAATCCGTCCAATTCATTACCCTTTCCAGTGCTATATTATCAAGTGGTGATCCCTCTTTGTACCCACCTCTTCTTACCATTCCTAATTTGAGCGTTTGCTTTAAGTCCTCCCATTCAACCGAATTTGGTTCTGCCATGATAAGTATGTATTCTTTTGGCGGTTCGAGTTGAACGCTTTGTGGTAATTCGATTTCTTCCCCATCCTCCAATCCATCTATTTCTTCATCAAATATCGGAACATCCAACCCCCAGCTTTCCAAGTCCTCAGCGTTCCATTCATTAGCCAAGTCATCCCAGTTCCATTCTCCGAAACCTACGTTATCTTTCACGATAAACTCCCTTTGCTTATCCTCTGACCAATCAACTATCTCAATCGGTACGTCTTTCCATCCAGCTTCCTTCATTGCTTTAAGGCGCATATTGCCACCAAGCACAACCATGTCGGTATTGACTACAATGGGTCGAACGGCTGCCATCTCAGGAAATTCCTTTAATGATGTGACTAGCTTCTTAAACTTGTCATCTTTGATTAATCTAGGGTTGTCAGGGTTTGACTTTACCGTGTTGATTTTCACTGTCTGCATTCTCCAAAGTTAGTTTAATTCGCTGCCTTTACCCTCGTCATTGCATTGTTTACACTTAAACAAAATTAGGGTGTCTGTAAATCACTTTACCATTGTGCCTGACCTCTGAATTGTTAATCACAGTTCCAGTAGGAATTGATGGTGTAAAATCCTCAGCCTTTGGTAAGTAATCCATTTTCATTTGCCTGTTAAAAGTTGCAATTAATACTCCATCAACGTACAACTTTGACCCCTTCGGTATGTATCTTTTCATCTTATTTAGTTTAGTTGTTTAGTCATCACGTTAGTATCATCCCACTTCCTCGATTCCCTCCAGCCGCAGTCACAAATGTACTCAACTTGAATTTGAGGTGTCAAGGATTCCTTCACGGTTGGTGTAGTCTCGTAATTTAATAACGGGCAGCAAATCCAAAGTATAACTATTGCGTTTAGTTTCATTTATCAGACTGTCCGTTATCTTCAATCACCAAGGTAGCTTTTCTCACTGACTTCGGGGGCATGTTTAAAACGATGTCTTCATCTACCGGCGCATCCTTCACCACATCAACAATTTTATCCTCAGTAAATTCTTGGTACGCTGCTCTTATTCCCTTTTCAAAGGCCTCTAAAAAGTCTTCCCTTCCGTTCAAATTCTGTTCGTGTAGAAATTGGGTTTCTTTTACAAATTCATCTTCAGTCATATCGTAGTTATCTAATCGGTTAAAATTCTTGTAGTAGGCAATAGCACGTTGTATGCAGTTGCTCTGTTGGCGTAACTCGAAGTACTGTGCATTCTAATCCTTTTCTTTTTCTTTTTGCCCGCGCTCCACGATGGAGAAAAACCATTCCAGTCCACGTTCCAAACGCACCTTTCCGTTTTTGCCGTTATTATATCCGCTTTCGTTGGCGTAACCGAAAGCATCAGCAATATCTCTATTGCCGATGCCTAAGTGCTTTTTGATCTCTTTGATGTTTTTCATATCGCGTATTCTTCCTCCGCTTCCATTGTGGTCACATACGCCCAATCACTCCATCCTTGTTCGGTTATGTATGCTTTTGCTTCTTCCTCCGTTTTGAAAAGTTTAGCAGATGTTTCGTCACCAGTATTTGAATGGTCATCTGAGATATATTCTTTCCCTGAGTTTGATGTTTGGTCTGCAATTAGATAGTAAGTGTTCATGATTTTTAGTTTAGTTGTTGTTTCCGTTTTTCGTTACCCCAAATATACGACATATCTTACATACCAACCTAATTATATACGATATTTCTTACATTTTAACCGTAACTACTTGATAATCAACGAGAATAATTTAAACCCACGCTCAAGAAAAAGAAAAGGGTTCGTCACATGTACTATTTAATCCCTACCATCTTGTCATCGTTTCTATCATGCCCAATAACGTTTTATCTCCTATCTCAACGGAGTCTTTCGTTTTGCCGTAGGAAGCTCGAATCGTTGTTCTGTTTCTGTTAAACAACCCTCCCAACAGATTATTAATGTGGTCTGACCCTCCGAGTTCCTTTATAATCACATACCAAATAACGTTCCGCGCTATGGTTAGTTTGCCATTCCTTGAATTGTTTGCTAGCAAGTCAAATGGAATACCTAGGCGTTCAGAGTATTGCATAACGTCCGACCATACTTTGTCACCGTGTTGTTCACAAAAATACTCGTAGCCAATTATCTTAGGTGCTTGCACTTTGAATTGTCTAACCTCTTTGATTAGGTGGGTGCATTCGTCTGAGTCGTTACCAATCATTGCCCCGTAAAATTCCAGTATCTCAATCGTTCTGTTTTTTTCTTGTTGTGTCATCGTCTTAAAATTGTGTTAATGAAAGCTACGCACCTTATACTAAACGTTATCCACCATTTAAAAGCGAGTGACCCATATACAATCCTTCACAATAGCCAATAGCACGATATTTAGAGTTTGAAAATTCGTTTGTTCTTTCAGGGATAGCATCATCTTTATAATAAACACGCCACCACCAATGACCTTTATCCATTTGCTCAACTCTAAAAGTGTATTCGTCTATTTTGCAAATAAAGTCATCATCGCTAATGGCTTCCCACGGAAATTCTTCGGTAGCAAACGAAGGAGAAAAACGGTGGGTAACACCAGATATAGTGTATGGCTTTTCTGTTTTTGAAGGCTGTTTCATTTTTGTAAAGTTGTTTATTAATCAAAGTTTTGTGCTGTTTAAAAGGTCGCCACACACCATATCCAAACCGTTGTGTGCAAGGCTACGACATCGCTTTCAATTCAGCTTTGACCTGCTCCCAATAAGCACAATTAGATAGGTCATTTGCTATCATGCACAGCGTTAAAAATATACTCAATCCCTTTCTCAAGCCGTTTCTTTGCTGAGCTGTTCGCATAGCAAGCTGGTGTTTTATACCCGAACTCCTTTGAGATTTGAGCGTTTCCGATACCTAGATGCTTTTTGATTTGTTTGATGTCTTTCATTTCCATATTAAGAGGTGAGAATCGTTATCGATTACGTTAAATAATTCATCTTGGTTGCTCAATCCGTAAAGTAGATTTCTTGAGTCTTCGTTAGTTCTTTCGTCTGCATCAATTACCGTGTATTTATCGGTATAAAAAAGAATCGTTCTAATTTGTTTTACTGTGAGTGTCATCGTTTCCGTGTTTGTTTATGTAAATATAAGTATTTACTTAATACGCGTGCAATTTATTTTCATTTATTTTTCCTTAAATCTTTGCCAGTTACTCCAATAAGATTAAACATCTCGTGTATTCTGCTTTCAATCCTTGCACCGTACTTTGTCGTGAACATATCGGGCGTTAAGTTGGTAGTCGCAAAGGTTAGATTACCTTTCTTCATGAACTCTAAATGCCTTAGGGTAAGGGTTTCTATACCTACGTTGATTTCAGTACCGTAACGCTTAACCGCTGCGTGTTCCTCGCCTATGTCATCCATCCCGAACATCTTAGACTTTAACGCTTGCTCTAGGTTAAACACTTGTTGGTCTAGTGGGTCTTTCATGTAAACCCGTTCCATCTCAAAGCCGCTGTAAATCTTGAACCTGAATTTGTTTGAGTAGCCAAGAAACATTGAAAGCGTTTGAAGTAGTACCGTTTTGCCCGTGCCTGTCTTACCCATCATCAACAGACCTTTGGATAAGTCTCCGTTGAATTTGTCCGACTGGATGCAGTAATATACTATCTGGTCTGTGATTCTAGGGTTTAGGTCGCTCCATGTTGGCAGAACTTCTTTAGCGCATTTAACAAACGTGTCTCGCGCACTCTGAAATTTGTCTTCATCAAAGCCCTTCAGCTTGAAGTTTAACGTCTTGCTCTTTAGTGATTCTAAATATTGGTCTATGTTCATGGTTATATTATGCTAGGGTAATCTGAGTCTTTTGTGTTGTCTATGTCTAATCCTTGGTTGTGTGTTTGTGCTTTGGGTTTGCCGTGGCTTGGAAGTTCTTCATCGAGCCAAGTCTTTTGACTTAGGTAAGTCATTGGTAGTTTTCGGTATTGCTTATCAGGTGTTGCGGCTACGTACTTTAGAACGTGGATTTGAATTAACGCCTTCTCTTCATCCTGTACTCTTTGCCATTTATATTCTACTGATGATTTGCCTTGCTTGTTATCGTAAGCATTCCAAAATTCATCGAACGTATATTCTTCTTTAATATCATTAACAGTAACAGTACCATTAACAGTATCATTTACAGTTGGATTTGTTGAACGGTGTTTAACACTTTCAACACTTGTTGGATTTGTTGCTTTTTGTTGACGCATTTCAGCACTCTTTTTACCAGCTTCCGAACGCTTTTCTTTGATGGTTTCGTATTTCGCTAAGTCGCGCTTTAGTTGCCTTTCGATATGCTTCCAACTTCCTAGTAATACCCTATCCTCCAATACTGGATTCTTGTCGTTTACATACTCTAAAAGGTGTTGGAATAACAAGCCTTTTTCCTCGTTAGTCAGGTGGTCTACCTCGTGAATCAAATCACAATAAAGGATAAATGATTTCTTATCTGTTGCCATTGTAAAAATACCGCAAGAGGCTTGGCTGACAACCAAGAACAAAGTGAGCCGACAAGCAGGCTGCGCCCTTTGTTACTTCCTCTTACGAATAGTTTTAAATTTCATACTTGTCTTATTCAGTCCGTGTCATAGGACGAGTGTAAATATACACTTTACTTTTCAATCCTCAATGCGTGGGCTGAAATAGTTTTCAAAGTAAAAGACTATCGGACCTGGTGTCTCCACCACCTGACCGTATTTCTTAGCCATTCGGTAGTTAGCTGAGTTCTCGCTTGCTCGTTTCAATTGGTCTTGCAGCTCACTACGGAATAGTTCAAGGTGCATGGAACTCTTACGGTTGTTGCATACCCTACACGCTGGCATCAGGTTATCAATGTGGTTTACGTCACCAAGTATCAAGTGCTTTAGAAATTTAGGCACCCAAGACTGAAAGTACAGTACGTGCCTATTAAAGTCTTGTTTTGGGATGATGTGATCAACTTGAAACACCCCGTTTAATTCATCTCCGCAATAGCCGCACTTTCCCTTTAGCTTGTTTAATACTTGTAATCTAATTGCTTTCTTCATTTCGTTTTAGTTTTCAATCTGCAATGGATTCTTTTGCTTTAATATAATCAGTTATTGACAGTCTAAATTCAGTTGACCACGTTAAGTCTATTTGTTCGCAGTAGTCCATGAAGTCCTGAAGCTCTTTTTCTAAATCCATTATGTTTAGTATTTATTTTTAGCTAGGTAATTACATCTGCTAATAGCAACTGAAATATCACTGTAAGCGTAATCAATAATTGAATGCGCAAGTCTTGGAATCCAAACATGGTAATTAGGTTTAAATTTTGTGCCTTCGTTAGTAACGTAGTAGCCGTTTACTTTGTGCAAAATTCCAAGTTTAACGTCTTCTTTGCTCCCGTTTGGCTGGTGTTTG